TAGCAGCGTGATCGAGATACCGGACAACACCAGCTTCGGCTCACAGCACGTTGAGGCGGGCTTGGCGGGTGATAGCATCGAGGTGTTTGAAACCTACATTGAACTCATTCCTAAGGATTGGGGTTTGGGTTCCTCTACGATGCCTGAGAAGTGGGTTATCACGATCACGACAGACTACTCCACGATCATCGGAGCAAGCCCGCTCGGTTACTATCACAACAAATTCCCCTTCCAGGTAGGGGAGATGGAGCCGGAAGGGTACAGTGTCTACAATCGGGGTATTCCTNATATTACTGAAGGCATTCAGGATACTCTCGATTGGCTCATCAACTCTCATTTCTACAACGTCCGTAAGACCCTGAACAACGAATATGTGGTCGATCCGAGCAAGGTGGAGATGCTGGATTTAAAGAATCCGTTGCCTGGTGGTTTGATCCGGTTGAAGCCAGCGGCGTATGGTACTGACGCGCGACTTGCAATTCACCAGATGCAGACAGTTGATGTGACCAAAGGACACTTGACTGACTTGCAGATGATGCTTGCTTTGGGCGAGCGGGTTACAGGTGTGAACGATCAAATCATGGGGATTGCGAATCAGTCTAGCCGTCGTTCCGCTACAGAGGTGCGGAGTTCGAACACCTTTTCCGTGAACAGATTGAAGACTGTGGCAGAGTACATCAGCGCAATGGGGTTCGCTCCTTTGAGCAGGATGATGGTACAGAATTCGCAGCAGTACTATGATGCGGAGATGAAGTTCCGTCTGACTGGAAACGCTGCCATGCTGGCGGGGGATAAGTTTGTCTCCGTGACTCCAGAGGCGATCTCGGGAAATTACGACTTTGTACCTGTAGACGGTACGTTGCCGGTTGACCGTATGGCACAGGCGAATTTATGGCGTGCCTTGATGGGTGAGATGCGACAGATTCCTCCCATTATGCAGCAGTATGATATTGGGAAGATTTTTGCCTACGTCGCACAGCTGACGGGGCTGAAGAACATCGAGAACTTCAAGATCCAGGTCATGCCGGACGGGATGTTGCAGAACGCTGCGCAGCAAGGGAATTCGGTGAGGCTTGGCGATCCGGTAACGGGAGTGCAGCCGAAGCAGCTAGAGGGTGGAGGGCAGTTGTTGTGAATGATGAGCTGGAGATGAAGAGTTATGCTGAGAGGCTGAAGGACGCTAACGATAAGTTAGACCTGCTCCGCAGCCTTGAGCGGCATGAGGGGTTTAAGGTATACCTAGGCGTTCTGGGTGAAAACCTGCAAGCTATGAGAAATCAGTACGAGCTTGCAGAAGTGACGGGAATGGATGGGTTGATAGTACAGGAGTCGTTGCGTGCCGGAGTCGCGGCGACACGCCTAGCATTGGAGTATGTTTCTCTGCGGGTTAAGGAACTCGAGGAAGAAAAGTCTCTGATAAGTGAAACAATCCGGGAACTGAAAGGTGATGAATAAAATGGCTAAAGCAGCAGTTACAGCTAACGAGTTTTCCACTCTGTCCTCTCTATTTGAGGCACAGGACTCTGCTACCGACGACGATCAAGATGAAGTTCTTGAGGAAGAAGCGGTAGAAGAGACTGAGGCTGAAGGCGAAGAAGAGGTAGAGGAGGAACTGGAAGAAGAACCGCAGACCACGCAATCTTCTGATGGTGACGACTCCGAAGATGAAGGGGAGGATGAGGAAGAAGCCGCATCCGCCTCCGAAGACGAGGAGAGCGATCCCCAGGCCGAGGAGGAAGTGGAGGAGGATCAGGAGGAGGAAGCAGAGACTTCTTCTGAGGAAGAGACTGAGGAGGGACCTGAAGAAGATCAGGAAGAACTCCTTGCTCAATACAATGAGTTTATGGAGGAGGCTCGTACCCGTCTGGAAACAGAGGTGTACAATCTTTCCGAAGAAGACTCGGAAGCTCTGCAAGACGATCCAGCGGCTGTGCTGCCTATGATGGCTGCGCGGCTTCACATGCAGATCGCGGAAACTGTGATGCAAAACATCGCAAGACAATTTCCGCAGATGATGGAGACTTACACAACGCAAAGTGAACAGACGAGTGCGTTTGAAACTCAGTTCTTTGAGCGTTGGCCTGATCTGCAAGGAGATAAAGCTGAGGTTGTCAAAATCGGTCAGGTGTACCGACAGTTGAACCCTAGCGCAACTACGGAAGATTTCATTCGTGATGTAGGAGCGCAAGTAACGGTGGCGCTTGGAAAGCATGTTGCCGCCGAGCCTGCGAAAGGGAACAAACCACGGAGGAGATCACTTCCCCCACGTCCTGCCGCAGCTGGTACAACGAGTCGTTCTAAACCTGCAGTTGAAACCAATGAGTTCACAATTCTCGCTGAGATGGATGAACTCTAATAGGAGGAAAAGCAAATGGCTGCTTTTGCTGGTCTGCGCGGAACAGGCGATTGGGCAACGGATCAACGTCCCAAAAACTTCCGTGAATTGATCCTGTGGCGTAGGCCAAATGGGATCGCCCCGCTCTTTGCACTCATGTCTCAGGTCTCGAAAGAGGCAACTGATGACCCCGAGTTCAGCTGGTGGGATGAGTCGGTTGACCTGGTGCGGTTGACCGTAAATGGTGCCTTGGGCACAAGTGACGTTGTTGTCACGGTTGACAGTGCCGATCCGACGGCGTCCTCGCCAGATAACTTCTGGGGTTCGGCTCTGAACCTTGTGCCTGGCGACGTTCTTATGGTTGAGCCGAGTGCTGATAGCGCGACGTTCGACCATGAAAACCTGCTTGTTGTTGCGGTTCATTCCTCGACGCAGTTCACCGTTCAGCGCGCTTATGCGGGGACCTCCGCTGCCGCTATCGGTGACAATGTGAGCCTGCTGAAAATTGGTACCAGCTTTGCTGAAGGTACCGATGCGCCGCAAGCCGTTTCTCGTAACCCGACGAAGTTCTACAACTACACGCAGATCTTCAAAACGACTTACGAGATCACTGGCACCGCCGCCAACACCCATACCCGTACAGGGGATGAGGTTGCCAACGACAAGGCCAGGAAAACTTCGGACCATTCGAAGGACCTGGAAATGGCTCTGCTGTTCGGTCAGCGGTCGGAAACGACTGGCACGAACGGTAAGCCGCTTCGCACGATGGGAGGTCTGCGCTCGCAGATTTCTTCCAGCACGACGAAGATCCTTGCCGCGAACTGGAGCATTGCCAACCCCGCTGCGGCTGGTAACTCGTTCCTGTCTGCTGTTCAGCCCTGCTTCGACTTTGAGTCTGGCGCGGGTGACGAACGGATCATCTTCGCAGGCAACAACGCCTTGAACCGTCTCAATGAAGCGATTCATAAAGCTTCTGGTGTCGGCGCAACNACCATCCAGCNCAGTGGGCAGGAAAAAGTGTACGGAATGACCTTNCAACGCTTCACCCTTCCCCAGGGTACGGTACTTATCAAGTCTCACCCCTTGATGAACCGGCATCCGATCTACAAGAACTCGATGATGGTTATCGACTTCTCGGCCCTTCGGTATCGTCCCATGGCTGGACGGGATACCAACTCCAAAGACAACATCCAGAACGAGGGTGAAGACCTTCGTCGCGGTCGTTGGCTGACGGAGTGTGGTCTTGAGGTTCGCGCTGGCGGTCTGACCTGTGGCTACATCGGCGGCTTCGACGCTGCCATCGCATAAGGAGAACTATCATGCCCAGTGTGCAAACTCTTGTCAACACAAGCATCTTCGACTCGATCTTCGAGAAAGGCCTCAAGTTGCGGCACATGGCTGCCGACGCGGGAGGCGCTACCTACACAATCGGCTCCGACTATCCGCCGGTTGTGCTGCTTGATCCAGGCGGCGGCGCCATCTCGGCTCTTCTTCCTGCTGAAGCAGATGGGAAGAGCAAGGTGTTTATCATCTTCAATACCGCAGACGCGGCGGAAGCGATTGCTGTGAAGGAGGATAGCGGGACGACCACTATCATTACTCTGGATCAGAACCAAGCTGGCGTCGTCTTCTGCGACGGAACGACCTGGCATGGCTTTATTGGTGGCATCACCTAAGAAGCTGTGTGAAAATAGTGTGTAGTGTAGATCAGTCTACATTACACACTTTCCGAAGAAAGGTAAGAAGATGCAAGAAACTGTTTACATCGACCTTCCTCCCGACGAGCTAAAGAACCTTGAGCTTTCTCAAGAAGTGACGGTTGTGCTAAAGGGGACGATTAAGAGTCTTCGTGCTGCGGATACGCAGAAGGAGATGGAGATGTATATGTCGGAGGCGGAGCGGAAGAAGAAGCCGAAGGAGAAGCTTAAGGGTTCTCTGACGCTCAAGATCGGTAGCCTTGAGGTTTTGGAAGCGAATGAGTTTTCCAAGATCGCTAAATCGGAGGCAGTCTGATGGCGTATCTGAACGACCTGGCTTTCGATAGCGGTCTTGCGTGGGTGACAGCTAACGGCTCCCGCATTGACATTTGTTCCTCTGAGCCGTCTACTTATTCTGAAGCTACCACCACCTACACCCTTGGAAACAAGACGGGGCTGACGGTAGGAGCTGCAGAAGATGGGGATACGGATGGGCGAAAGGTAGTTGTTCCGGCGTTCTCTGGCGGTACGGTGACCGCTACGGGAACTGCAGCTTATTGGGCGCTGACTGACGGAGCAGGTATCCTTCTCGCTACCCGTGCGCTTGCGGCGACACAGCCAGTGACGGCTGGCAACACTTTCAACCTCGGCGCTCTGGATATTACGATCAGAGACGCTACTGCAGTCTGAGTTGAGAGGCAACTATGAGTACGTTAGGCAATAGGGTTAAGGTAACTACCGCCACTACCGGCACGGGAACTATCACCCTTGGTGCCGCGTATCCTATGCACCAAACCTTTGCAGATGCGGGGGTTGCGAATGGGGATTCAGTTTCCTATCTGATCGTAGAAGGTCTGAACTGGGAGTTGGGGGTAGGAACATATACCTCTGCAGGTACAACTCTCACTCGTTCTGTTGTGGAGAGCTCGAACTCTGGGGCGGCGATTTCGCTTGCCGGAGCTGCTGATGTTGCGATTGTGCCGCTGGCTGGGGAGTTACAACGTGCGGCGGAGATGGATCAATATGTAGCGACAATTGATGCTGTTTCGTTTGTATCAGTTAACGGGCGCGATGTTGCAGCCGATGGGGCTAAGCTGGATAGCTATTCTGCGAATTTGGGAACTTTCACCCTTCCCGCCAATACTACGATCTCCTCCTTTGGCGCGAGCCTCATTGACGATGCCTCTGCTGTTAACGCACGAGCCACACTGGGCCTTACTATCGGGACGCATGTGCAGGCTTACAGCGCCAATCTCGACACCTATGCGGCAAATGCTCTTACCGCCGGTGAGATTACTCAGCTCCAGAACATCAACTCCAAAACCATCAGTAACACCCAATGGGGGTATCTAGGGGCGCTGGATCAAAACGTCAATAAAACAGCCTCTCCGCAATTCAATGTAATTCAGGTGGGGAACGCCACTGATACCACGCTTGCCAGAGCAGCTGCCGGACAGATTAAGGTTGAAGGCTCACGGGTCTATCTGCGCAACAACATTATCGGGAACGTTAGCCAAAATGCAGGTGTTCCAACGGGGGCGATTTTTGAAGAAGGCTCGAACGCTAACGGGCAATATGTGAAGTATGCAGACGGTACGATGATCTGCACGAAGAAGTTACATACGATGACTTATTCCGCTTCAAATCGTTGCGTGGACGCATGGACGTTTCCTGCATCCTTCGTCAGCACGACACAGCAGACCGTCACTGGTACCATTAGAGGCCCACTTGATACAACCGGGCCTAACAGCGTCGCAACAGATGCGACAATCGGTGGTACTGAAGTTTCGACCCTAGCACTAGGGAACTTTACGGTAAGTAGTGTGCAAGTGGGAGTAATCAGGATAAACGGGGGAACNAACTTCGTGAGCGGGGATAAGATGTATGCAAGTATGCAGGCGATAGGGAGATGGTTCTGATGGAGATATTGTTTTCGCCGCAGGTTTCTGACACGCCAAGGCCGGTTATTTCGGTAGGGTCTGACCCTATTGGGGGTGGTGAGGTGCTGACCATAAATGGCACTCCTGTCTCATTCGACATGATCCCTGTCGGTGGGAGGTATCCAGACGACCAGCCATTACCGGATTTCGTAACTGACGCTTGGCGGGGAAGCGACGGAGCATTGACGGTTTCCATTTTACTCCCCATTTCCGACTCGGCTTCCGAAGCCGCTAAGTTTCCGCAAACGCTTGTTGTCGCAAGCGGTCCTGTTTCCTTACCGGAGTAACTATTATGACCCCACATCGTAACCTTTCTCGCCGTTGGTTGGAATTAGCCCTTGCCACCTATGGAGTTATCTTTGGGTTCGGAGTGTTTTTCCTAATCTCTCTGGGCGGAGAGCCTTTGTATTGGTTGAAGATTTCCGTAGAGACTCAAGCTAATCTTGCGCTAATCTTCCTCTTCGGCGGAACTGTTCACGCAACGGGAGCGTGGATCAATGGAGTCTGGAAATGGTCCGCTCTTTGCCGAGTCGTTGGTCTAGGCTTGCATGCTACTGCCGTTTCTTGGATTTCGATAGCAGCTATTATGATCACAATCCATTCTCCGCATGGACTTACTTCCGGGGTCGTAACCTATACTCCAATCGCATTGCTTCTTTGGTGGCTCGCCAAGCAAGCCCTTGGAGACTTCATCCAAGACTATCGTTTGTGGGGACTTCTACATGGATAAGCTATTTTCTAATGTCACCTCTATCGAGGGGCTGATCGGTACAGCGGCTACTTTAGCTTTTGTGCTGGTATTTTGGCGCGCGGCGAAGGGTATGCTCTCTGAGGGTGGAGGAGAGAACTCCACCGTGAAGGCAATCGGTAGCTTGATCGGCGCGATCAAGGAGAACACCGAAGTGGCCAATCAGCAGGCGCGGCAGTTTGAAGCTAACAATACTCTGTTCGCAGCCGTAGTTGGCAGGCTTGAGCAGGTACACGATACGCTGAAGGATATAGAAAGGTCTGTGAAGTAAGATGCTTGGCTCGTTTCCTATAAGTGTGTTGCCGTTAGCGGTGATTACACAGGAGGATATCAGTATCTTTCCTGGGGATATTGATGCCGTGACTGAGCTTGCAAGTGCGGCTCTTTTCCAGGATCATGCTTTTGCTTCTGTGGGCATAGCAAGCCTTAGTCAGATCGCTACGGTGGCTCTTGTGCAGGATCACTACATAGTGCGGGGAGGGGACCTGCAGAGTCTGGCACAGTTAACCGCACAGTCGATTGTTCAACAGCATTTCTTTTCCTCTGCCGACATAGATGCTCAGGCTGAGGTTGATTTGCTAAGCTCTCTGGTGGAAGTGTATGAGGACTGGACGGATGACTTTGTAGAAGCAGGTGTGTGGGCCGGAGAAGCCGGGGTGACTGATAACTGGACTCCAGAGGGTGGGGTGACAGGTTCTCCGTTGGCTGGGGGAACAACTTTGTGGAGTAAGGAGACAGGATTGTGATTAGATCAGAGATAGAGTCACGGATACGAGAGAAGCTCAGCTACAATACGGGGTTGAGTGCTTCCTACATCACAGACGCCATTCAAGACGCCCAAAGGCAGCTTGAGGAAATGTCGGAACTTCCGTGGTTTCTCGAGTCGGAGATAAGCAGCATCTCTGCTGTTATCGGGGAGGAACGTATTCCTGTCCCTTCGGATTTTCTAAGGGAGAATGTGGAAAGTGCATTCTTCTACTACAATGCGAGCGCCTCTCCTGCCTGGGTTCCGCTATCGAAGCACTCTCTGCCGGAGTTGCGGCAAGCGTATGGAACTGCGGATGCGAACGCACCGGAAGCCTATGCGCTGCAGGGAAAGTATTTTCGTATCTTCCCTACTCCAGACGCTGCATATACGTTGAAGCTGGTCTACTACCAGCGACAAGCTGCGCTGACTGGGGATAATGACTCGAACGATTGGAGTGTCGAGGCCCCATGGCTGCTGATTGGGACAGCTGGACTTTCTGTGGCGGAGAACAATCGAGACGCTGCGGCAGTAAAGATTTTCAGCGACATAGCTATACGGGAAGCCGCACGATTGCTAGTTCGCAGCGAAGCACGAGAACACGCCGGGCAAGTCTATCAGCGCGGCGGAGATGACTGAGGAGAAAGAAAATGCGAGAGCTTGAAGGAATTATTGTCCACACTTCTGACACACCTGTCAGCTGGATGAAAGACGCCACTGTTGTGGCACAGGTAACCGAGATTCGCAGGTGGCATGTCGAGGAGCGCGGGTGGTCTGATATAGGTTATCATTATGTGATTTCGCGTAGTGGTGAGATTGCAGAAGGCCGACCACTGGAGCGCATCGGCGCACATACAAAGGGGCACAATACGGACACGGTAGGGATTTGCTTAGTGGGCGGGGCAGGTAGCTCTGCGACCGATCGGTTCAGCATCAACTTCACCCCCAAGCAAGACGTTGCATTGCGGAAGCTGATCGCCTCGCTGCAGATGCAATACGGGGAACTTTGGGTTCGTGGTCACAATGAATTTGCTGCCAAGGCCTGTCC